GACCTCAAGGCCAAGGTGTGGCAGCACACCCAGGCCGAGCGCCGTGCTGCGCGTGCCTGGCAAGAGGCCACCGCCGGCGGCAAGACCGAAGAGGCGGTCAAGGCAAAGCAAAACCAGCTCCTCAACAACGCTGCAGCGAAGGCCGTGATCGACGCCAAGAACGAGGCCGCGAAGGCTTTCGAGTTCTTCAAGCGTGTCGTTAAGGGCAACGACGAAAAGGTCGTCGACAAGGGCCGCGATCCGGACATCGTGAACGCGGCACGTGCAGTGCTCGCCGCCTACGGCGTTGAGACCCCGACTACCAAGGCTGCGGCCGAGTACCTCGAGACGGTCAGCAAGAACGACCCCGAGACCTACAACACGATCCGCCCGATGGTGGAGGGCGCCCTGCAGATGGCTCAGCCGTTGGAGTCGCTGACGGTCGAGCAGCTGCGCAGCCTCCACGAGGAGATCCAGTCGCTGTGGTTCCTCGCCAAGCGTTCGCGGCAGATGGAAGTGGACGGCGACCTCATGGACATCGAGGACGCGGCCACCCAGCTGCACGAGCGCATGGAGAAGATCGGCATCCCCGACAAGGTGCCGGGCGAGGAGAGCGCGCTCACGGACGCCGACAAGCGCAAGCGCTGGCTGCAGTTCGCTGGCGCGCTGCTGCGCCGCGTTGAGCAGTGGTCTGAGAAAATGGACGGCAAGTTCGGCGGGCCGTTCCTGCGGCTTGTGTTCCAGCCCGTCAAGGACGCGGCCGAGCGCTACCGCAGCGACCGTGTCACGTACCGCAAAGCCTTCACGGACCTGGTCGACAAGGTCGCGCCCAGCTTCACGCACAAGCTCATCGAGGCGCCCGAGCTCGGCTACACGTTCGGCAAGGGGCACAACGGCATCGGCCACGCCGAGCTGATGCACGCGATCTTGCACACCGGCAACGAGAGCAACCTGCGCAAGCTCTTGCTGGGCCGCAACTGGGGCGAGCTCACCCCCGACGGCAAGCTCGACACCACCCGCTGGAGCGCCTTTATCACGCGCCTCGCGAAGGAGGGCGTGCTCACACGCGAGCACTTCGACTTCGCCCAGGGCGTGTGGGACTTGCTCGAGAAGACCAAGCCGCAGGCGCAGAAAGCCCACCGCGACGTGTTCGGCCGCTACTTCAACGAGGTCACGGCCACACCCTTTGTTGACCCCTTCGGCGTCGAGCGCGCCGGCGGCTACCTGCCCGCGCAGGCGGACCCGATGCTCGTCAACGACGCCGACCTGCGTTCGCTTGCCGAGATTGAAAACGAGAACATGGCCTTCGCCTTCCCGGCCACGAACAAAGGCTTCACCAAGAGCCGCGTCGAGTACAACCGGCCGTTGAAGCTGGACCTGCGCACGATCCCCCAGCACCTCGACAAGGTGCTGCTGTTCTCGCACATGGAGCCCGCCGTGCGGGGCGTGGCGAAGCTGCTGCGCAACAAGGGCGTGAGCCAGGCGCTGAACCGCATCGACCCCTCGGCCTACAGCGGCATGCTACTGCCCTGGCTGAACCGCAGCGCCCGCCAGATGGTGGAGACACCGATCGCTGGAGACGGCGGCGCCTCGCGCCTGCTCTCGACGCTGCGCTCTCGCGCCGGCGCTGCGCTCATGTTCGCCAACATCTCCAACTCGGTTCAGCAGCTCACGGGCTTCCTGTCCGCCGGCGTGAAGGTCGACAGCGGCCACATGATGCGCGCCGCTGCGCAGATGGTCGCGCACCCTAAGCAGATGATCGAGGCCGTTAAGGCTCAGTCTGAGTTCATGCGCAACCGCATGGAGGGCGAGATCGCGCACATGACAGACCTGGTCAACGACATCGTGCTCAACCACTCGCTCTACGAGAAGGCCCAGGCCTGGTCGCTGCGCAACACCTACTTCCTGCAGCAGGCCATCGACAACACCACCGGCCCGATCATCTGGACGGCGGCCTACAACCAAGGCCTGGCGGATGGACTGAGCGAGAAGGAGGCCGTGCGCTTTGCCGATGGGACGATTCGCCAGACCCAACAGGCCACAAGCCCGGAGGACGTGAGCCGCATCGAGACCGGCCCGGCGTATGCGCGGATCTTCACGCAGTTCGCGGGCTACTTCAACATGCTCGCCAACACCAACGCCACGGCGCTGCAGCAGATCGCGAGCGAGATGGGTCTGAAGAAGGGCGCAGGCAAAGCCCTTGGCGTCGTGTTCTTCGGCGTGCTGGCACCCATCTGGGTGGCCGAGGCGATCGCTCAGGCGTTCATGGGCGGGCCGGACGACAAGGACCACGACGGCTACCTGGACGACTGGCTCGCGGCCGTGTTCGGCATGGGCACGATCAAGGGCCTGTTGGCCTACGTACCGTTCGTCGGGCAGCTCGCGAACGCGGGCATCAACAAGTTCAACTCAAACCCCAACGACGACCGCGTGAGCCTCTCGCCGACCGTTGGCCTGCTCGAGTCATCTGTGGGCGTGCCGGCCGATGTCTACAACGCGATCAACGGCAAGCTCAACGCCAAGAAAACCATCGAGGACGTAGCCTCGCTGGTGAACGTGGTGACCGGCCTGCCGACACGTGCGCTCGCACGGCCGGTGGGGTATGTCGCCGGGGTGGAGCAGGACAAGATCCAGCCCACCAGCGCGGCCGACGCGGTGCGCGGTGTGGCGACGGGCGCAGCATCGCCCGCAAGCCGGCAGCGCTAACGTGCACGTGCCTTGCGTGCTGCGCGTGACAATCGCGCGCAGCACCTCTGGAGCCTCCACGCGATGACCAACCCCGCGACCCCTCGGCGCACCGAGCCGGCTATCGGTAACGGCGTCGCTACCTCTTTCCCGTTCACCTTCAAGGTGTTCTCTGGGGCGGACATCGGCGTCGTGCGCACGCTGCTCGCGACCGGCGTGGACGAGGCGCTGACGCTTGACGTCGACTACAGCGTCACGCTGAACCCAGACCAGGACGCCTCGCCGGGCGGAACGGTTACCCACCCGATCAGCGGCTCGCCGCTGTCGTCTAGCTACTCGCTGACAATCTTTGGTGATACCGACTACACGCAGGATCTAGACCTCTCCGCCGGTGGCAACTTCAACCCCGTCAACATCGAGAACGCACTCGACCGCCTCTCGTTCCAGATCCAGCAGCTGCTCGAGCAGCTCAGTCGCACGCTGACGCTGGCGGTATCGTCCGGCTCGACCACCGATCTGACGTTGCCGTCGCCCGTGGCGAACGGCCTTATCGGTTGGGACTCGCTTGCGATGGGGCTGCAGAACGTGGACCCAAGCACGCTCGCCACGCTGGTCGCCTACGGCGCGGCGCAGCGCGACTATTTTGTGGGCGACGGCGTAACGACAGCCTTTGCTTTGTCGGCCAACCCGGGCGCGCTCGGCAATATCGACATCGACATCGACGGCGTCACCCAGCACGGCGACACGGACTTCTCCTGGTCGGGCGGGCTGAATCTGGTGTTCACCAGCGCGCCAGCCAACCTGGCGAAGATCCAGGTGCGCTACCTGCAGGCCCTGCCGGTGGGCACCGTCGGCGCCTCCACGGTCGGCACGACACAGCTGGTCGACGGCAGTGTGACGACTGTCAAGCTCGCGAACGCGAGTGTGACGACGGATAAGATTGCGGACGCAAATGTAACGTTCTCGAAACTCTCGGCGGATGCTTTGGCGTCGTTGGCTGCGCTTATAACGCCGCCGGGGTCCGTAATGGACTTTGCCGGCGAGGCGCCGCCAACCGGCTGGCTGGAGTGCGACGGCTCGTCGTTGCTGCGCGCAAGCTATCCGGCGCTTTTCGCTGCCATTGGCACGCTGCACGGCGCGGCGGACGGAACGCACTTCAACATCCCTGACCACCGTGGCAAATTCAAGCGCGGATGGGCGCACGGCACCGCAAACGATCCAGACCGGACCAGTCGCACGGCAGCAGCAGCAGGTGGCGCGACGGGCGACCACGTCGGCACGGCGCAAGCCGACGACTTCAAGGCCCACACCCACAACCCCTATTTGCAATACCACAGCTCAACCGGCGCAGGTCAGGCGGTGGTCAACGCCCCCGGCGTCTCAGGCCCCGCGGTGTTCGGTACGACAACCAGCACCGGGGGGAACGAGACGCGGCCCATTAACGCGGCAGTGATGTCGATCATAAAGACCTGAATATGCCGAACGAAACGCTTAACCAAGAGGCGCTCAGCCAGGCGCACGTCGCGATCGCGGTACTCGAGACCAAGGTCGAGTCACAGGGGCGCGAGATCGGCGAGCTCAAGGCCCTTATCCGCGAGATGTCCGGCAAGCTCGACGGCGTCGTGAACACCCTCAGCGAAGCCCGTGGCGGGTGGAAGTTCATGATGCTGCTCGGCGGCGGCGCGGCCACGTTCGGCAGCGGCCTGACCTGGGTGTTGACGCAGTGGCGGGGGCACCCGTGAATCTGATACAGCAGCTGCGCCGAGACGAGGGCGAGGTGCTCCACGCCTACAAGGACAAGTTCGGCTACCTGACCATCGGCGTCGGCATCCTGATCGACGAGCGCAAGGGTGGGGGCCTTACGTCCGAAGAGTCCGCCTGGTTGCTGCAGCGGCGCCTGGAAGGCAAGACCAAAGAGCTCGACGCGGCGCTGCCCTGGTTCAAGTACCTCGACACGGTACGTCAGGCGGCGCTGCTCAACATGGCCTACCAGCTCGGCGTCGACGGGCTGCTGGAATTCCGCAAGATGCTGGCCGCCGTGCGCGACCTGCGCTGGGCCGAGGCTGAGTCGCATGCGCTTGACTCGGACTGGGCAAAACAAACCCCTGAGCGCGCCCGGCGTGTCGCGCGTCAACTGGCTACAGGAGCCTGGCAATGAGTCTCGATCCCCTGACCGCAGCCCTTGATCTGGGCGGCAAAGTTCTCGACCGCTTTGTGCCCGACCAGGCGCAGCGCGATGCTGCCAAGCTCGAGCTGTTCAAGGCCGCGCAAGCCGGCGACCTGGCGCTGCTCGCAGCGCAGTCTGGCATCGTGACCGCCGAGGCCAATTCGGATTCGTGGATCGCCAAGTCCTGGCGACCGATCCTGATGCTCACCTTTGGGGTGCTGATCGTCGCCCGCTGGTTCGGCTGGGCCGCACCCAATCTCACCGAGACCGAGTACATCAAGCTCTGGGACATCGTGCAGCTCGGGCTCGGCGGCTACGTGATCGGCCGCAGTGTCGAGAAGACCGTGCCCGCCTTGGCCGAGGCGCTGAAAGGGAGTAAATGACCACCAAGGTACCCTCATCCATGCTTGTTACGCCGCCACTACCGGCCACCGGCGGGGCGATTAACGGGGCGGCCTACACCCCTGAGGTCGCGGTCGCGTTCAGCGCCACGACGATGGCCGTCAATTGCGCGTTGTCCAACCAGTTCCGCACCACATTCACGGCCAACGTGACGGTCGCGCCGACACTGTCAAACCCTGGCGACGGGCAAACCCTTCGATGGTTCATTACTCAGGACGCCACGGGCTCGCGCACAATGACCTGGCCGACAGCATTCAAATGGGCCGGCGGGGTAGCGGGCGTTTTGTCTACGGCCGCCAACTCGGTGGATATGCTGACGGCCACGTACCGGGCCTCTACGGGCTTTTGGTACGCCAGCCTGTCCAAGGGTTTCGCGTGACGTTTGCGCAACTGGACTAGCTACTGCTAGCTTCTTGTGCAGGATGCACAAGGCGGTTCATAAGGTCAAGCAGACCGGAAGGGCTGATGTGCCCCTCCGCCGTGCGCGCAGTAATAAGCAGGATGTCCCAAGCCACCGCCTTGCGACGCATCAGCTCGTACTCGTCGAGCGCGCGGTTGATGGCCTCGTCAAACTGACCGGCCGCCACGTTCCGCCTCCAGCGCGACGACAGCCCCGGCCAGGTACACGATCGCGCCCAGCAGCTCGTGCACCGCCTTGTCGCGCGGGAGCCGTTGAGACTCCTGCGCCTTCTTACTGGCCTGGCCGAGCGCGAAGCCGAGCCCGTAGAGGCTGATCAGCTCCTGCATCGGTTGCTCGAGGAACGGCTTGCCCTGCGCGTGGCGCTCCTTGCCTTTCCCGCCGGCGGCTTGCTCGTAGGCGCGCTGCAGCACGGCGGCCAGGGGCTCGTAGCCAGGGGTGTTCATGCCGTCGTCAGGTGTCAGGTTTGCCTCGCTCCGGTGGGGGGTTTGTCCAGTCATCACAGTCCTTTCATCGCCTCGATCAGTGCCTGTTGCACCGAGGCCTTGGTTTGCAAGCGTCGCAACACGACCTGGTCGACCGTGTTGCGCGCGACGATCCGGTGTACGAACACCGGGCGGTTGTGACCCGACTGCGCCTGGCGCGTCGGGCCGATCCGTTCAATGATTTGCTCGTGCTGCTCTAGATCCCACCAGAGCCCGAAGAAGACGAGGATGTTGCCGCCGTCTTGGAGGTTGAGGCCATGGCCCGCCGACGTAGGATGAGCGAAAAGTACCGGTATGTGTCCCCGGTTCCATAGCTCGATTGTCCGAGGGTCAGCGTCCAGCGTCCGACCATAAGGGAACGCTCGCTGAAGCCGGGCGAGGTCCGACTTGAAGTGATAGGCCACCAGGATGGGCATGCCCGCAGCCTCTTCAATGACTGACTGTAGCGCTTCAATTTTTGCATCATGCAGTTCACTCCAATGTCCTTGGTCGTCGGTGTAGAGGGCGCCGTTCGCGGCTTGCAGGCACTTGATCGTTTTGCTTGCTGCGTTGAACGCCTCGACCTCGTTGCCGTCGGCGAGCCGCGTGAACATCTCGCGCTCGAGCTCGCGGTAATGGCGCCGCGCCGTAGGGGGCAGGTCCACCTCGATCACGTTCTCGATCAGTGGCGGCAGGTCCAGGTAGTCGCCGGCGCGGATCGTGATCGTGCAGTCCTTTAGCAGGTCTTCGATCTGCTCCTGGGCGTAGGGCATGATCTCCTGCTGCAGGTAGAACTTGCCGCTGACCGCGTCCTTCTTCTTGCGGTACGCGAACCAGCGGTTCTCGAAGCTGCTGTAGTTCATGCCGAGCCGCGTGCCGCCGTCGACGAACCACTGCGGCCCCCACAGATCCTTGAGCCCGTTAGGCGCCGGCGTGCCGCTCAGGTTGATCCACCGGCGTGTGTGCTTGTGGGCGATCTTGCCCAGCGCCTGGGCGCGCACGCCACCCTGCTTGGTGCGAAAGCCCTTAAGCCGCGTGCTCTCGTCTGCGATCACGGTACGGAAGGGCCAGTCGCGGCCGAAGTACTCAACCAGCTCGACGGCGTTGTCGTAGTTGATCGTGACCACGTCAGCGTTGCGCTTGAGCGCCTCGCGCATCGGCTCACGCCCACCGGCGGCGATCGACACGCCGATGTCCTCCAGGTGCTTCCACTTGCGGAACTCGTCCGGCCAGGTGCTGTTCGCAACCCGCAGCGGGGCGAACACCAGGGCAGGGTAGGGGTCTTCGACCAGGTTCAGGCCTGCCAGCGCGGTGGCCGTGCAGACGGTCTTGCCCGTGCCCATGCCCGACCAGATGTTGCACCGCTCGTGCTGCATGATGAACCCGGTCATCGCACCGCCGTAGGTGCGGGGTTTGTAGTCGAGGGTCATGCCTTGGGTGCGCTGGTGCGCTTTGCTTTTTCGGTTTTGTAGGCGGCCAAAATCTTTGCCGCCATCCAGGTCGACATTTGATTCTTGCCCTGCAGTACAAGCGTGTAGTGCCCAGAGTTTACGCCGGCCGCTTCGCATGCTTTCTGTCGACTGCCGAGCCAATCAGTCAGCTTCGCCATGAGGATGACGAACGCCGGCTGTTTGCAGGCAGGGACGGGGTTCGTGCTGCGCGTTCCTGATCGACTCACGACGCCGCCCCAATCGGCTCGGGCTTGCCCACGATGCGCAGCATCTCGTCCTCGTCGTCGGTGTCGCGGATGGGGCGCAGAGCTGAGTCAGCAATAGGGCGCTCTTCAAACTCAAACACCTTCCCATCCCATAGGCCCCCTATGCACACCCACGGCAAGGTCTGTCCGCTGGCGGGTCGACATACCCAGCATGGCTCGTCACCGTCCAGACGAGCGAGTTGGCCCTCCACGCTGATAAAAATCTCAGCGCCCGCGCGGCGTCTTTCAACCACTACAAAGCGGCCCGACAACCCCGGCGTGGGGCACGGGCCGACCACGTAGGCCAAATCACCTTTTTTGCAATTCATGACAGCAACCTTTCAATCTGTTCCAGAGTCCCGATCACCTCAACCCGCTGACCCAGCGCACGCATGCGCTCGTGCTCGCGGTGCTGGGCACGCTCGTGCGCATCGGCCGGGAAGGTCTTGATCGTCTCGGGATTCTTGAGCTCGACCCACACGCTGAGGCCGTCGCGACAGATCAGATTGCTATGAAGCACCGAACCTGGCGCCAGCATCACGATCCAATCCGGCGCGTTACGACGCCCGACCCACTCAACCTTGCGCAGCTCACCACCGAGCGCTTCTACGCGCTCGATAAGAGCGCGCTTGATGTCTCGTTCCTTGAGAACCTTAGCCACGGTCGCGCTCCTTCACTTGCTCGAGCGCCTCAGCACCGGCGGGGGTCAGCTCGACCACGATGGTGATCAGCCCCCGGTCCTGCATGCGGGTCAGGGTTTGGTGACGGGTTTCCTTGGTTGCGATCTCGGTCTGCGTCAGCTCGCGCCAGTCGCGCATCGACATGAACCCGCGCTTGTCCTCCAGCGCCTGCAGCAGGCGAGTAGCCGGGCTGTTGCGGTTGAGGCAATTGATCTTTCGGCCGCGTTGCATGATCAGCCTTTCCAGGCCAGCAAGACGCCGATGCCCGCCACGGCGGCCACGGTGCCGAGGGCGTAGAAGACGTCGGACAGCTTGATGATCTTGCCGTCGCGCTTGGCGGTCTCGTAAATCTCGTGGAACACGGAGACGAGCACCACGACCAGGAAAGCAACCGCCGTGACGACGGTCGTGTTGAACTTTTGCGGATCCATTCAAAGCCCCAGTTGATTGCGATGCCAGAATCTTAGCACCTGCTAAACAATATCAATTAAAGACCCTACGCTCAGATCGCCTTTTACAGTTCTCGCTGGCGGTCACCGGCTCCAGGTGGTCGACGTTGCAGCAGGCCGCGTTGACGCAGAGATGATCGAGCTCCAGGCCACTGGCCTGCAGCTCGAGGTTCGCGAGGTAGATGTCATCGGCCGTGGCCTCAGCGCCCAGCTCGAAGGCCAGGAAGGTGGCGATATGCACCTGCAGCGTCACCAGACCGCCAAGCCCTTTGACCCACAGGTTCACGTGGCCGTAGCCCCACCGGTCACGCTTGCTCGTCCACGTCCAGCAGCCGCTCGAGAGCGCAGGCTCGAGCGTGTTGGCGAGGAGCCGTTCGGAGATGTGGGCGTATCTCATCCGAGGTGGTCAAAGAGCCAGTCGATCTGCGCTTCGCCGGGGAGCATCTCGTCACGCCGGCGGGTGATGACGTTCGGCGCGCCGTCGCTCCACTGCTTCGGGCGGTGCGGGCAATCGACGTGCGAGCACTCTCTGTGCTCGGTGTTCACGGTCTGCGGTTTGCGCCCGCAGATTGCGCACGGGATCGGCTCGGCCATCACTGCGCCGTGCCGGCGCCTGTCGGAGCGCCGCTGTCGTTGGCTGGGGTGAGGGGCTGCTGTGCCGCCATGCGCAGCGCCGTGAGCATCTTGCTGAGGTTCACGAGCGCCTCGGCGGCCTGGTGCCACACCGGCGCGGTGGTGAACGCCCCAGCGATAACGCTCGGGATCTGGATCTCGTGGTCGGGGTCGACGCCGTCCATGCTGCACAAGATGCGCGCAGCGGCTTCGTAGGGCTTGAGGTGTTGGGTCATGGCTACTCTTTCCTATATCGGTAGGTCTCGAACCCTGCCGCTGACAGCGGACAGTCAGGGGCCCAAGGCGGGTTGACCGACATCAGCGCGCCCAGCTTCTCGGCGTTGTACTCGGGCGCGTCAGGTGTCTCGGTCAGAATTTCATCGTGCACGGTGAGCACGATCTCGTAGCCGGCGGCCTCGACCGCTGGCATGTTGTTGGCGAGCACGTCGCGTGCCCAGGCCTGGTCGATGTTTTCAACGAGCTTGCCGCCGTAGGTCTTGATCCGGCACCACTGGCGCGTGTACTGGTTGACGCCGCTGTAGGTGATCTGGCCCTTCTCGTCGACCTGCGGGTTCAGATAGCAGAGGTAGCGGCCAGAGGGCAGGCGGATACGCAGCCAGGCGCCATTGCGCTGGGCAGCTATCGTTCTGTAGTAGAACGCTTCGCCAGGGTTCTTGATGGCCTTCACGACCATGTCGTCAACCTCATCCCAAAGGGTGGTGGTCGCCGGGTGCGCGGCACGCCAGAGAGCCTTCAGCGTTTCGCAGGCCACGTAGACCGACTTGCTCAGGCCCAGGGTGCGTTTCTTTTTCTCGGCCCACTCCCACATACCGTAGGCTGCGGCGAGCGCCTCCTTCGGGGCGCTGCTGTGCACGGCGTCGGCCATCACATCGAGGTCGAGCTCGTAGACCGCAGCGAAGGTCAGGAACGCGGCCACGCCGCCCTGGTAGCCGAGGCCCAGCTCCATGACCTTGCCGATCTGACGCATGGCCTTGGTGACCTGCTCAGGCGGGATGTTGAACGCTCTCGCGTAGGCCAGGACGTAGAGGTCGGGGCCGGTGCCCGCGTCGTACTCGCGGAACGCCTGCAGCTTCCACTCTTCACCGGCGATATAGGCCAGGCCGCGACCTTCGATGTTCGCCAAGTCGGCGATCGTGAGCTTCTTTTTGAAGGGCGCGACGATGCAACCGCGAACCAGGTTCGCGCTCAGGCCCATCACGTCGTCGAACAGGATCGTCGCGTCGCCTGCCTTGAGCGCGGCCACGCCGGCATCGAGGTAGGCCTGCATGACCTTCTCGGCTTCCTTGACGCTGACGCCCATCTCTTTAGCGATCAGCTTGAGGTCCGGCCGTGTCATGTTCTGGGGCTGGAAGATGCGCCCCGCCCAGCGCGCCGTGCGCTGCGCGCCGGCGAACTGCAGCGTGTTGCGCAGTCGGCCGTCTTCGCTCGTGGCGTTGACCACGGCCTTGTACTTCGCCGTGCTGGTCTTGGTGGCCTCGAGCCGGATCGCGAGCAGCAGCTTCACGGCGTCGGGCAGCTCGGGGTCTTCCATCCGGCGGCGCAGTGTGTCGGCCTTCATGTCCGGCAGGTCGACGCCGTACTCCATGAGAATGTGGAGCAGGAGTTGGTCGCGCTTGCTGGGGCCCGATACAGCGCCGTCGGTGCGCTCCTGGGTCTCGTGCTTGAGACGGGCCTGCTCGATGGCGACCGCGTCGATCGCCGCGCGTGCAAGGTCCATGTCGACCGCGAAGCCCCGGTCGTTGATGCGCTGGTCGAGGTGCCACAGAGCCAGCTCAGGGCAGCGCTTGCCGTTCACCGGCAGCGAGTAGTTCCACTTGGGCAGCTTGCGGCTGATCGTGCGCATCGCGACGATGTCCTGGCGGCTGTACTCGAGGAACTCTTGCCACTCGTTTGGGTGGGTGTAGCTCGTGTTGCGCTTCTTGGTGCGCGGCTGCGGCCGGCAGAACAGCTGGATGAGCTGCTTGCCGCGCTTGTCCTTGGCTTCGTCTTCGTTCAAACCGAGGATGCCGCCGATCTTCTCGAGCGCCCCCGGCAGGCCATGGCTCATGGCCTGGATCATCGTGTCGTACCAGCGCTCAATCGGCACATCGATGCCCCAGCAGTGGCGCAGCAGGGTGCGGTCGAAGAAGCTGTTGTGCGCCACAACGATGACGTCGGGGTCGTGCAGGTGGGCTTGCAGAGCCGCGCTCGGCATGGCGCGGCCGGTCAGGTCTTCGACCACCGGCTCGCCGTCGCCGAGGGCCCATTGGGCTACCGTGATCTCGGTGCTAGGGTGCTCGGCGTAGCGCGGCGTACCGTGTGCTTTGAGATCGCACTCGCTGTACGTTTCGGTGTCAAGCCAAAGTACCTTCATCGCTCCGCTTTCAAAATTAAAGGCGTGGCCCGTTCTCTCACATCAGCCCGGTTTATGGTTTGCTGCTCGGGCCGGGGTGTCGTAGTGCGCCGGTTCGTCATATCCGTGGGGTCGAACGCTGGCGTGCATGTGAGAGCTTCTTACCTTCAGCGACAGCGTCGCTTCGGGCCACAGTGAAGGTTTGGAGTCCTCGAGCCCCCGAATTCTGCTTGGGTGACGCGGCACGGGGGTTACCTATTGCAGGGCTCCCGCCCGCACCAGTCCGAACCGCGTCAGCCAAGCAGACCCCGAAGGGTCTGCGAGGCGTCAGACCACCGACGCGAAGTCGCCTGCGTCAGCGCCGTCGGTCACGTCCTCGAAGTCATCGGCACGAGCCGGCGCACTGCCGAACGCGTCGCCGTCACGACGGAACTGAATCCCGATCAGCTTGCAGTTGACCTGGTCGCCGTACTGGTCCATCGCGTAGAACTCGACCAGCGCGTTGACGTAGCAGCCACGGTAGATCGGGTTCTGGCGAGCCTCGGTAACGACGTTGCGGAACTTGTCGTACACGGTCGGCTTCTCGCACTTGGCCTCTTCATCGTCGCCCTTGCAGGACGCCGAGATGTAGTAGTTGCCGGCGTAGCCGTCGAACTTGGCCTTGGCGTCGCCGTCGCGCAGGGCCACGTTGTCCTTCAGGCGAGCGCCCTTCAGCCGAGAGGCGGCCTTGTCCTTCCACTTGTCAGCGGCGGCCTTCTCGATAGCGTTCTCGACCTGCTTGAACTGCGGGTGGTCGGGCTCGATGATCAGCTGGGCGCCGCAGCGGTAGTTGCCGGTACCGTTGAACTGCTTGCCCGTGAAGAGCTCAGGCCAGTCGACACGGACGTTGTCGATGCGAAAGCGCAGGGGGTTGGTGTTCGGGGTACTCATGTGCTGGTTTCCTTTCTTGGGTTTCAGCGTTTCAAACGATATCGGTTTCGTCAGCCTGCACTTCGAACGCGTCCGCTACCGGCTGAACGGTAATAGCGGGGCGGGGGTCACCGGCCGCGACCACGGTGGGCTTGCCCTCTGCCTGCGTGATCAGCTCCTGCAGCTTCTTCCACTGACGCTGCGAGAGCAGGGGCTTGGCTTGGCCTTCCTTGAGGGGCTTGGGTTTGCCATCCTTGTCGACCTTCTCGACGAGCTTCTCGACCGCCGGCGGGGTGAGCACGGTGCGTGTGTACATCTGGTCATCACGCAGGCGCATGCTCTTGAGGGTGTCTTCGGCCTTGGTCACATCGGCCCAGGCGCGGCTACCCTGCTTGCCCTCGACCAGCTTCGCGCCAGGCACCTCCTCGCCGGCGTGCAGGCGACGGTGCACCTCCTCGTCGACCTGGTTGCACCAGTCGCGGATCAGCGGCAGCAGCTTCCAACTGACGCCAAGCCATTCGGTAGCGACGTCGCCGTTCGGTACGCAGAAAGGTTCGGTCAGATCCTCGAACTCGTCCGGTGTGGCGGGCGCGCTGGCGAACACCGCATCCGCCACCACACCCCGGTAGGCCGGGCACGTGGCGCGAGCCTTGCAGAACTTCTCGCGGCAGTGAGCCCCCGGGCGCAGGTAGTCCTGGTTCCAGTGGTCGATGTTGTCGGTCGAGAAGAACTGCTCGCGAGCCGCGATCGACGTTGCCACAGCCTGCTCGGCCGTGGCGTTCAGCCACTTCTCAAGCTCAGCGCGGCTCAGGGTCCAGGTCTGTGGTTCGCTGAACACACGCGGCTGGATAATGGCGAGCGTGATGGTCTCGATGTCGAGCCCAACGGCGTCCATCTCAGCCAGCTTGCCGGCGGCGTAGAGCATGAGCTGCTCGTTCTCGACCACCGACACGGTCACGCCGCGCCCGGTCTTCAGGTCCGCTATCAGGAGGTGCTGGCGCTCGATCCAGTAGGCCGAGAAGTCGAGCGTGCCCCAGGCTTGATCCTCGGGAACGCCCAGCCAGCTCGAGTAGTTGACGCGCTGCTCGTTCCAGGTCAGGTCGGCCCCTTCCGCGAGCACGGCGCGCTGCTCAAGGTAGGTGTCGACGACCTCGATCATCGGCTCGTCGATCGAGATCGAGAGCCCGTCCTGGAGATGGATCTCGTCGATCGCTTCGCGGGGCTGAGCCAGCTCACCTTCGCTGACGCGATCGGCCAGCGCGTGGGCAACGGTGCCCCACGCAGCGTCACGCCCAACGTTGTCGGCCAGGCCCTCGGACAGCACCTTGCTGCCGGGGCAGGCCACGTCGCGCGCAAAGCCGCTGGCGGACCAGTAGCTATGTGCTTCAGGCATGAATCGGGCCCTCCTGAGTACGGCGAGAACGGCCAATGCGCTGGCGGATGTCCTTCGGGGCGATCAACGCCGTGGCTTCAGCAGCCGACAGCGGCGCGCCGGAGTTGGCTTTTGCTACAGCCACGCGGCGCAGCTTTCGGCCAGGGAAGTTACGTGGCTTCAATGCACACCGCCTTTCTGCAGGTACTTGGGGCCGAGGTTGCCAGTCAGGCGCGCCCGAGCGGTCTTCATGGCAATGCGGCACTGACGGGCGCCGTGCTTGCGCTTGAGAAAGCGAACCTTGTTCTTCTCAGGGTTCGGGTTCTGCTTGCGCCAGGTGCCCGGCACGGTGTTGCGCAGCTTCGGCTCTGCGCAGCCGCGCGAGTAGACCGCGTCGCCGAACAGTGCCGCGACCGGGGTGCCGGAGGCAATTGCATCGCCCAGCGCCATCAACACAGAGGTTGAACGGCCCCCGATCACACCACACCGCCTTCCTTGGCAGCCTTGATCTCGGCGACCTTGGCTTCCACCAGGCGCTTCGCTTCGGCGTACTGCTCAGGCTTGAGCTGCTTGAAGGTCTGCGCCTCACCGTTGGTCATCTCCTTGACGACGGCTGTGGCCTCGGTCGGGCTGACGAGCTTCAGGAGCTCGCCCACGGCCTTGGCAAGCGACGGGTAGTCGACCGCGTCACCTGCAGAGCTGGCAGCGGCAGTTTCCGCCGTGTCGTTCTGGGGTGCCTGCTTGCCGGTGTTCTGCTCTTGCGCAGCGCGTGCCGTCTCCGCCGTTGCAGTAGGCTGGGAACGGGCAGCGGTCGTGGCCGGGGCAGACTTTTTTGTGGACACCTTCTCGGCGGGCTGCTCGATCGTAGGCAGCGGCGTGTCCGAGGTGGACTCCAGCACGCCGAGCACTTTGCGCAGGTCGACGGCGTTGTTGATGGTGATCGTTACAGGAAACATTGGATTGCCTTTCAGCTGTTGAGTTTGGTGGTCTTGATGCACGCCCAGATGTCCTGGGTCAGCTCATCGTGGAAACGCGCCAGGGCGGTCGCGGTGTCGTGGTCGAAGGCCTGGAGGGCATCGACGATCTCCTCCTCGACCTCCTGGCGCTCGTGCCGGAGGCGGCGCAACTTCACACCGGCCCACCAGCAACGAAGTGTGCGCAGCCAGCTCACGTCACACCCGCTCGGCGGCGTCGCGGGTCAGGCCCTCTTCGACTAGCGTGCGATTCACGTAGTCGCCGAGGACGCGATCCTCGGACTGATCGCGCAGCAGCGGATCGGCCGAGGGGGTGGTGGGCGCGAAGTAGTGGCGGGTCACGTCGACCGCCAGCTCGCCTTCGCCGGTTGCGTGCAGCTGGGCTTCCTGCGCTGTGTCGAACTCGATGAAGTTCGTGACAGCCACCCCGGCCTTGTAGACCAGGACGTGCTTGCCGGCGGCGCGGGCGCGGGCAACCTTGTCGCCGAAGGCTTCGGCGTTGAGGCGGTTGATGGTGTTCAGATCGTTCATGTCAGTCTTTCAGAAGGTTGAGTCGAGAAAAGTAAAGCCGAGTGTAGCGGCTGCTAAAGTCCTGTCAAGCGCTTTAGGCTGCAAGGGTGATAGCGGGCGCCGAGGGGCGGGCGGGGAGCACGTCGAACTGCTTGAAGTAGTCGAGGTCGAAGGTCCACTCGCCAGCCTTGGGGCCGATCAGGGCGCCGACGTGGAAGTATGGGAGCCACACGGCGACGCACTCTTGGCCCAGCTCAACAGCGACGTCGAAGAGGAGCGCGGCCAGGAAGTCCGTGTAGGCCTGGGGCAGGTCGACGACCTTCACGACCAGGGTGTCTTCTTCACGGGCCAGGCCACGCGGGTCGGTGTAGTTGGACGTCAGCCGGCGGGTCTGGACGGGGAAGCGTCGGCCGAGCTGGCGGATCGCCGAGTTGGCGCGCTCTGCACGAGCCGCGAAAGAGTTGTCGGCGTCAGGCGAGTCAATGCTCAGGCCGATGTTGATGATGGCTTCCATGCCATTGCTCCTGGTTGTAGTGCAAGATCGCACTGACCTGCCTCGAGGCAGGTCGCTGAGATCAGGCGGTAATCTTCGCGGCCCAGGCGTTGATCTTCTTTGCGGCTTCGTCGATGCTGGCGACCTTGCACTTACGAAACTTCGGCAAGCTGCCAGAGAAGTGTTCGACGGTGCCGTCGCTGTCGATCGAGAAGTTTGCGTAGCGGCTGTTCTGCAGGATGCCGTTTACCCAGTCGGGGCGGGCGTCCAAAGAGATCGTGACCATGAGGGTTGGCCCCCCACCAAGGCGGGAGATATACGATGTCACGTAGGGCGCGGTAACCAGCAGACCTAAAGCGGTTTGTTCGTTTTGGTTGAAATCGAGGGCCATGTC